GGTGTCTCATCGGTGACCCCGTCGTGAGCCTGACGCGGGAACAGATCCTCACTTCCCGCAAAGACCGCAAGCCGGTGCCCCTCGAGGTGCCGGAGTGGGGCGGGGAAGTCTACGTTCGCGTGCTTTCCGCCAAGGATCAAGCGGAACTCTCCGACGGGGTGAAGCCGGCCGAGGTCCCCATCCGCGTGCTGGTGCATTGTCTCGTAGACGAGACTGGCCAGCCGATCCTGAAAGAGGAAGACACCGAAGCACTCGCCGAGGAAGACTTCCCCATCATCATGCGAGTGTTTGCCTTTGCTGCCAAGCTCAATGGCCTCTCCACCAAAGAACTGGAAGAGGCGATGGAAAATTTCGCACCAGCCCCGGACGAGTACAGCTCTTCAGGGTAGCCCTCGCCCTGGGGCGGACCGCAGATGAGGTGGGCGAGGCGATGACATCGGCCGAGCTGACCGAGTGGATGGCTTACGAACGCGTCTACGGGCCCGTCCTAGCGCATGAACGTATCGACCTGGGATTCGCACAGCTGTCCTTCTATCTCGTCTCACTGCTGAGCAAGAAGAAGCGGGGGCAACAATACAAGCTCCGTGACTTCCTCCCCGGGTGGATGCGCAATCTAGACCACCGGCCAGATGACGGCAGAACCCTGGAGGCCACTTTGCAGAAATGGGCTGAGGAAAAGTGAGCCTATTCCGGCAGCCGGAAAGTCAAGACTACGCGCTTCCGACCCTGGGCTTCGGCGCTCTCAAGAACGTAGCCCCGACGCTGCTGCAGCTGGGTTTGGCGGCGGATCTCGGTGTCGCCCTTAGCCTGGATAACCAAGACCGGAGGACCGATAGCCTCACCCTTTGCGCGCTTACGCTCGTCCAGCTTCTCTTGAAGTGTCTTCACGTTACACCACCCTTCACTCTGAGTATGGGCCTTGTCGGCAGCTATAGACAGTCCCCCATTTGGCCGATGGTGAGTGACTAGTCATGCCCACCATTTCCACCCTGACCGTAGATGTCGAGACTAATACCTCCAAGTTCTCCAAGGGCCTCAAGATTGCTGCGGGTGGCCTTCTTGCTCTTGGTGCTGGTGCTGTTGCCGCCTTCCATCAGTTCGAGGAATCGGAGAAGGTCGCCAAGCAGACCGGGGCCGTTCTGGAATCGACAGGCCATGCGGCGAATGTCACCGCAAAGGAAGTCTCTGGCCTGGCCACCGCATTATCAAAGAAGGCCGGCATAGACGACGAGGCCATCCAGTCCGGCGAGAACCTGCTGCTCACCTTCAAGAACATCCAGAATCAGGCTGGCAAGGGCAACGACATCTTTAACCAGACGACCAAGGCTGTTCTTGACATGTCCGTGGCCATGGGTCAGGACATGAAATCCTCGGCCATCCAGGTGGGCAAAGCACTGAACGATCCAATCGCGGGGCTTACCGCTCTAACGAGAGTGGGTGTCACCTTCACGGAGGGACAGAAGAAACAGATTGAAAAGCTCGTGGAATCGGGTAACACACTGCAGGCCCAGAAGAAGATCCTTGGCGAACTGACGTCGGAGTTCGGTGGTAGCGCCGAGGCACAAGCCACGGCATCGGGCAAGATGGGTGTTGCACTGGGCAACCTGGTTGAGAAGATCGGTGGACTATTAGCCCCCGTCATCACGGCACTCTTGGCCAAGATAACGGAGTGGGCGCAGTTTCTTACTGACAATCTCGGACCAGCTCTGAAAGCAGTTGGGGGGTGGATTGAGGAGCACTCGGGCTTAGTTAAGACCCTCGGAATTGCTATTGGGGCAATGGCTGCCGCCATGTTGGTCTGGACGGCCGCTACGAAGATTGCGGCTGCGGCTCAGGCTGTCCTGAATCTAGTGATGGCCGCAAACCCGTTCGCCCTTATCGCTCTTGTGGTGATTGCGACGGCCGCAGTTCTCATCGCAAACTGGGGCAAGGTGAAGGCATTCTTGCTTGCGGCCTGGGATGCCATTGTTGATGCGGGGAAGTTCGCTTGGGATCACCTCGCGATTTTCATTCTTGGCCCGATGAAGCTCGTTATCGACTGGCTCATTGACCACTGGCGCGGAGTTGGGACTGTGATGAAAGCCGTTTGGGATGCCACGGTGGGCGTAATCATCGAAGGTGTGAAGGACATCATCAGTTGGATTCATACACTGATCAGCGCCGTCGAAGCAGCGATTGGGTGGATTTCCAAACTCGGTTCCAATATGCCAGCCCCCCTGACCGCGAGCGGTGCGCCGGCCATCGTCCCCCACGGCCGACCCCCAGGAGCCCAGCACGGCGGACTGGTTACCCAGACTGGCCTAGCGGTGATCCATGAGGGTGAGGTATTTAGCGGCATCGGCAATGGTTTTGGCGGCATCACCGTAATCATCCATGGTGACGTAACCGGTGAGGAAGTAGTTCGCAAGGTTCGTGATGGCCTACTCAAGCTGAAGGCCCGTAACGCTACTACCGGGTTATGAGCCTGCCCACGCTCATCGTCGAACTGGATCTTAATGACCCGCTGGCTACTCCGACATGGTCGGCAGACATCACGAGCTACGTGCGCTCCTGGAGTACACAGCGTGGTACACAACGGGAGCTTCAGCGGGTAGAGGCCGGCATGGCAACCATCACCCTGAATAATCGCTCCGGCCGGTTCACGCCGATGAATACGTCAAGCCCCTATTACCCGTACCTGCTGCCGATGCGACGGATACGAATCAGGGCAACGTGGAACGCCGTGACTTACCCCATCTTTCAGGGATTCGTAGAATCCTGGCCCGCCACATTCCCCGGCGGGGTAGACCAGGTGGTGACACTCAGTCTTGTTGACGGATTCAAGGTGCTAAGCCTGGCAACGATATCGTCTGCGCTATCAAGCCAATTGAGTGGTGCCCGAGTCGGCACTGTCCTTGATTTGGTGAATTGGCCGGCGGCCGACCGCACCATCGCTACCGGGCTATCCACGGTTCCGGCGGTAACCCCAAGCAATCAGTCGGCTCTCGACCACTTGCAGTCTATTGAGCATGCCGAGGGCGGTCGGCTGTTCATGAGCCGGGACGGCAAGGTGACCTTCGTCGACCGCACCCCGGATCAGGCCCCCAACTTCTCTGGCCGCACCTGGACCGATGACGGTTCTGGGGTGATGAGCTATCGAGACATCGCATTGGTCTTTGATGACCAACTGATCGTCAATGACGCCCGCCTAACCCGCGCTGGCGGTGCCCAACAGATAGCCACATCGGCATCATCACAGACTCGCTATGGCATCCGTTCCCTTGTCGAGGGCGACGTCCAGCTAAGCAGCGACCTTACAGTAAGTGACTTTGCTCAGGAACTTGTGGCGAAATATGCCGAGCCGGTACTGCGTATCGAGGGTCTGGCAGATAACGCCCTACAACACGAACTCTGGGGAAGCGTTCTATCTAGAGAATTACGTGACCGTGTTCTTATCGTCAAGCACCCAGTGGGCTCCAGCACGCTCTCCCAGGATTCGTATATCGAGGGAATCTCGCATGATTCTCCCGGTGGTGGTGAGTGGCGCACCACATTGCGCGTGAGTCCCGCGGCATCTGAGGCCAAATGGATTCTTGAGGATGCCGCCTTTGGCATCCTGGAATCCACGACCCGATTGGCTCGATGATTTATGGCCACTTGGAGCGTAGGCGAACTGGTCACTGCCGCCAAGATGAACGTATATGCCGACGCAGAACCTATCCACACCGGAACCACTGGCATGGAACGATGGTATACGGCAGGTGTAATCATCTCTGGGTCATCCCTTTCTACCGGAGCCCCGGCACTGGCGACCTTCACGGCCCTACCAATAATCTCGCTTCACGGGGGGACCATAGATCGTATCGCATTTGAAGTGACTACGGGGGGCACGGCTGGCTCGAAGGCACGGGTCGGGATCTATGCCGCCACCAGCCAGACAAACATCTACCCGAATGCTCTCATAGTGGATGGGGGCGAATTCGACACGACTACCACGGGGATCAAGTCGGCGACCATTTCAACTGTACTCACACCAAACGTCCGATATTGGGCGGCATATTTGTGCGGTACGGCTGCGCCAACAATTCGCACGCCCATAAACTCGATGCTGGATGGTTCCATCATCGGGATCTCCAATAGCATCGGTAATGCAATGCCGCCATGGGGATTGCGAGTAGCGCAGACCTATGGCGCGTTGCCCGGTACATTTCCGGCGAGTGCTGGTTTCGGAACCACTGAAACACCGGCGGGAATCTTTCTTCGCTATTTGGCATGAGCGTAACCATCAGCGAAGGCTGGGTTAACGTGACCGGCACTACAGCCTTGGGGCATGTACAAACAACGCATCGGCTGGTTCGGCAACGCCAATGGTGTCCGGGTACACCGGCATGCTGTCGATAGTCATGGCGGTAGCTGGGAAAGTGGAAGGCCCAATGGCGTGGTCTTCCACTACACCGTCGGCTGCAATGACGACATCTCTGGTGCCCTAATCAGTCGGGGAATCTCCTGTCACTTCTCGGTGGGCCGAACCGGAATCATCTATCAGTACGTCTCAGTCCGAAACGAGGCTTGGCATGCAGACAACGCAAACGGGAACTACATCGGCATTGAACACGCTGCTTATCCCGGCACTTGCGAACTCACCGATAAACAGTTGGACGCGTCCGCCAAGCTGGTCGCCGCCCTCCGAGAGTATTACGAACGCCAGCGCGGGTTCTCATGGCCGCTTGTCAAGATCTCTGGGCCTGACCTGGTTGCCGGCTTCCATGACCATCGAGACGGGGACGGACACCTCTGGAACTACAACGGCCATACCGACCACCTTTACAAATGGTCTTGGAAGAAGTACCTCGACAAGATCCGCTCCTATCGAGGGACTACCGCATGATTGCACATGAGCCCTAATGGACTGGGGATGGATACCTCTTGCAGCAGCCATCGTGGCACCGGTCGGCGCGTACCTATTGGCCGCCCGAAGGTTCAGTGGCGACATTGCGAAAACAGATGCGAATGCTTTGTGGGAGGAGTCCCGTGCCATCCGCGCTGACTACCGCGAACAGCTCTCGGAACGCGACAGACGGATCATTGAGCTCGATAAACGAATCGAGGTCTTGGAGCGGGATAAAGACGCTCTCTCCAAAGAGAACTACGAATTGAGAGTGGAGGTCCTTCACTGCCGAGCACTTGTCAAGACCCATGAGGCGAGCATCGCAACCCTGGAGGCATTGGTCAGGACATTGGAGAACAACATTAACGCGCAGAAGCGATCACTCAACTCCCTGGCTGATGCCGCGAAGGCTCAGAAAAAGGAGATGGAGAAGTGAAGACCGTGGAGCAGTCCCTCGCTACCCCATTCCGCACACTGGTAGCCGCCACGGTGTTCCTGTACGCGGCCCTTATCGGAGTCGGCACGTATGGCTACGTTTCCCGTTCACATGATTTGGCGAAGATCAACCAAGTTACTACTACGACTAAGACCGCGCTGTGCCTCTTCCGAGAGAACATCGAGAAGCAGGTAGATACTTCTGAGGAATTCCTCAAGAACAATCCCGACGGTATCCCGGGTCTCCCCGCCGCAACTATTCAAGCCAGCATTGATCGTCAGAAGGACACGCTGAAAGCTCTTGATATCTTGGAATGTTGAGGGGGTGACTCATTGTGGACACAACACTCACAGAGGTGATTCTGTTTGCGGCATCGGCGGTAACTGCTCTGATCGCCGCAGTTCGTAATGACTGGCTTCCAAAGGTGGAGAAGGTCGCCCTGGCAATCTGCTTTGCCGCTACGGCCTTCCTGTTGCAGTTCTTTCAGCGCCTGGGGAACTAGATGCCCGAATACCATCTTGGCAGGGTCCACGACCCCGAGACACCTCGGGCCATGGCGCTGTATCCCGCTGGGGCCCAGACCACTACACGGCTGCGGCGGCGGTGGAACCAGAATGGGGCCTGGCTAGATCAGGACGGCTACGGAACATGCGTTGGTAATGCCTTTGCTCACCGACGGGCTGATGGCCCCCTACTCATCGGAGGGATTGATGAGGCCTTCGCCCAGCAGCTCTATCTGGAGGCTTCCGCGCTCTTCTACGGTACCCCCGATACGACGATGCAAGAAGGCACCTCGGGCCTCTCCGCGTGCCAGGCATTGATGAACCGGGGGGCCATCGACCGCTATGAGTGGATGACTAGTCCCGAGGCGCTACGCTACGCCGTCCTCGAGCGTGGCTCCGTCTGCGTGGGAACGACCTGGTATTCATCCATGTACACCACACCGCCAGACGGCTTCGGACACAAGTATGTCCGCTATGACCCCGGCTCTCCCATCATGGGCGGACATGAGTACCTGATCAACGGTATCGACCTAGATCCGCTGGACGCGAGCGAACCCTATTTTCGGATGAAGAACTCCTGGGGCCGGAGTTGGGGACAGAATGGTACAGCCCGGCTCCGCCTAGCCGATCTTGAGGAGCTCGTCTTCACCGGGTGGGGAGACGCCGTACTCATACATGAATTGCCGAGAGCCGTATGAGGGCCCATAACTGGCACGCGCTGGGGTGGCTGGTCTGGGCAATAACCTCAGCAGGCTTCTTCTTCATCTGGGAATGGATCGGCCTATCAAATCGGGATGACGACAAGCAACCACTAACGTTCTACATCCGCAAGATGGTGGGCACTTGGAATAACCCCGTCTGGTGGATCGTGGGAGCCATCATCCTTTGGATGTTCGTTCACTTCCTCATCATCAAGGGCCATTGATGTGACCAGAGCCGTACCGTACTGCTCGATGGACCCATTGAACCGGGCACCACGGTATGCAGCAGCTCAATGCCAAGTATGCGGGTGCTTCAACGATCTCACCCGAATCGGCATGGAATTCCACTGTCGCAGCATGCACCATTACAAAGACTGGGACATCATCCTCGAGCAGATCGTGGAGATAGCCGAACCAGTGAGGGCCGCTTGAGCGACTTATGGTCGCACACCTTGCCCTATAAGCATCACAATGGAACTAGAGGTCGCATATTCCAAAGGAAATGGAAGCGCTGATGGCCCTTGGC